TTTATACTGCCTGTATATCATTTCAAGACAGTTGTCAATTAGACTGATTAAGACTGAGCAGCAGCTAGTGCAACTGAAGCACCAGAAACACCTTTAATGTCACTGTTTGCATTAACAGCGTCATACAAGTTTATCAGATAAGGTGCACCAGCAATCATTGGCTTGGCTACTTCAGCTAATATAGCTTCTATAACAGCTTTCTGAGCATTAGTACCAGTTGTTAATGTAACAGAGTCTGTCTTATTAAGAACTGTACCAGTAGTGTCATCTTGGTCTGCACCAAAAGCATTAAAACGAGGTTTAAATCGTAAAGCTAATCCAGTGTCACCAGAAGACCCCATACTAATCATGTCAGAAACTTTGAATACAGTTGAGCCATTTGTCTCATCATCATCGTTTCCTATCGTAGAATCTTGTCTAACATAAAAATATTTTTCGTTCATTTTATATATATTTTATAGAGTTAATAATTAAGATTTCTTGATCAACATGTATCTGTTCGCACCAAAACCTTCAAAACCTCTCTCAGTTCTGTAGTGACACTTCAGATTATCTTCAGTGTTTGTTTTGTTTTTAAGAACAGCAGAACCTGTTAACCAGTGTTCCATCTCTCTTGAATAACCATTAGCAGCCTTATATCTAATTCTTAGAGAAGGTATTTTATCTCCAGATTTAGCATCTTTCTGCGTATCCATAGGAATACATATACCATAACCATTGTAGTTAAAGTTAGTAGCTCCTACCAATTTAGGATGATTGAACAAATCATAAGTTTTCTTATGGAATGTATAACCACCTCTAGTGAAAGAGTTAAAACCAAGGTTTAATGCCATGTTCTTGTTATTCTGGAAAGTACCATAGTTAGCACCACCAGCAGCATAAGCACCTTGAGCAGCTAATAGATCATCAATATCTAAAGATAAGTTAATACCAGCGTAAAGAGCATATTCTTTAGCACCTCTATATTTATCTAAAGACTTAACGATAGCATCAAAATCAGCCATTGTAATAGAAGCAGATCCTAAATCCATAGATTGACCTCTATTTTCAATAAATTCTAATAAACCTTCAGTACCTCTAATTCCTCCATTTGTAAATGAAGAAGAAGCTACTGCAGAAGTTAAGTTAGAGTTTGATACTGATTTACCTAAAATCATCATTAATTCTTGATAATCCTGAAATCTTTTATAAGTATCTGCCTCACCTTTTAAGTACCATAAATATCCAGATCCAAAATGCTGACTATCAACTTTAAAGTAAATTACGTTAGTAGCCTCAGTACCTGAAACTTCAAACGATTCTTTAATAATCATACATTTATTAGAATATTCATGAACTCTTGGTAAGATAGATTCTGGTTGAGAAGTATTTTCTCCCCACTCATTACCTATAATAGTCCAAGTTTGACCTTGTGCATTGTTAGCATTCCAAGTATTAATTGGATACATGTTAAATGTTGGTTCTGCTGCTGCAGTTGGAGCTGAGGTAACAATACCCATCTGCCCTGTTTGAGATAATAAAATATCACCTAATCTAACTGGGTGTGATTGATTTGTTGCTACGATACCTCCATCTGCTAAGTCAGAGTCATTGATGTGCATAACTTCAACTGCTGCACCTGACGTAGGTACACCACCATCATTAAAATCTAAACTAACTGTGTTGTGAATGAACGCTTCCTCGAAGTGCTCAAATTGTGTTTGAGTACACTCTTTCTTAGCACCTACTAATTCAAGAAGTCCTGTGATACCTTGATCTCCATATCTTTTGATCAATCGTTCATCAACTTCTCTCTTATGTAAAGCTAAAGTAGTGAGTGAGCTCACGTAATTGTCCTGAGTCGCCATCGCTACAGATGTAGGATTCAGAACAAAATTCTCCCCTGAGGGTAAACTTACTGTTGCCATTTTTTAATATTTTTTAAATTTTTAAACTAATTTATTAATCTCCAAATATCTCTTTTGATATTTGGCTTACAAATGAATCTCCTGACTTTTCTTGAGAAACTTTAGTTGGTTCAAACGATGGATTTTTAATGTCTCTAAGAACTTGCTCAGTTCCTTGTGATCTATATTGATTGGCAACACTTCTTATAATTTTGCTTTGTAACCTCATAGCTATCATATCGAGAGCTAACGATTCTGTGTCCCAATTTCCATTATCATCCACATAAGGATCAAAAAAGTCATCTAAATTAGATAACGATTCTCCAACCATCTGCTTATCTTCTTCTGTTAGTTTGTATTCAAAAGACTCACCATTATCATTAATGTCAAAAGTTAAAGACTCAATGTCATCAAGTTCTGAATCCATAGCGTCATAGAGACCTTCCTTATACTCACTTATTGCTCTCTCTTCCTCCATCTCCATTTTTTCTAATTCATCTTGAGAATATCCATCTTCATCTTTTAATGGAGACCAATATTCTTCTTGAAGTTCTTTAAGTTCGCCTTTAGCTTTTGAAACATCTCTTTTAAGATGAACCTTACCTAACTCAACTTCCTCCTCATTATACTTCTCCCCATTTTGTCTGTAAGTGTTATTAAAAAATAGATCAATTTCTTTATTAGATAAGTCTGGATTTTCTACTTTGAGATATTCTTTTATTATCTGTTCGTCAGACATTTGATCGTAATCTTGTGTCTGGGTTTTAAAAAAGTCTTCAGGTTTTCTACCTGTTTCTTTTACGAATCTATTTAATTCTGCTACCTGCTCGTTAGCATATTCAGATTCTCTTGATGCTTCTAAATCATCTAGTAATTCATCTAAATCATCATAGTTTGTTCCATACTTCTCGTTTAGAACATCTAATGTTGAATCATGATCATTATCTTCATAATAATCGTCTTGATAATTGTCATCATCTTGATCTACTTCATTATAACCCTCACTTTCTTCCTGGGGTTCGTCTGTCAAAGAGCTTTCATTTGTTTCTTCTTGAGGTTGCTCCTCTAAAGGGTTTTCCTCATTATTTTCTGTAAAATTGTCATTTGCTGTTATTTCAATAGTTTCAGCGTTCATTGGAGAATCTCCCTGAACTTCTACTTCTGATCCTGTTGCTTCAGCAAATGCTTCTGCTATATCGTGATTTTCATCAGCCATAATAAATTAAATTAAAATTAATACTTTTTGCAAATATAATATTTTATATTAACTATATCTAGAAATATAAAAATTATTTTAAAATTTCAGGTATTGGGTTTTCTACACTTTCAGGAAGCTCTTGTACAGGCTCTTCTTTTTTAGGTGGATCCTCTAGTTGAGATAAAGGAAGTGCTCTATCTCTTTTTTGCTCGATCATCCTAGACTGATTATAAGCCTGCTTGTCTTGTGCCTCTAATTTTACTTTACCTGTTGTGCTTGCAACGCTTTGTTTACCTGTATTATTTAGCTCTATTTCAGCCATTCTTCTCTGATGTTGTTGAGCATCTAATTGGTCTTTTAGTTTATACTCAGCTTCCAACTCTTGTAATACAGCTTGAGATTTAGCCTGAACCTTTTGAACTTCTACTTGAGCCATGAATTGAGCTTCTTGATTCCTAAGATTTGATTGTTGCTCTGCTGCTTGCTGCTGTATTTCTGCATTTTGTTTTTGAGCCTCTTTAGCTTTTCTTTCCTCTTCCTCTTGATACTTTTTTCTTCTAAACATTAAAACTTGATTGGCAAGTTTTACATTTTTAATTCTTCTTATAATAATAACATCTTCAAGTCTTATTTCTTTTTGAGATAATGATGCTTGTAAGTTTTGTTCTAATTGTGATTTTTCCTCTTCATCTGGAGCAACATCTAAAACAATGCCAAACTCATGAAGAGAGACGTCTTTGTTTAAATCAAACATCGCCATAGTGGTTTTTCCTAAAGCATTTCTATAAGAGTTAAATTTACTTTTATTAGATATTATATCCTGAACCCTCATGCAAACACACTCTGCAACTCTCCTTGTTATATTTAAAGCTCCATCATTTATGGATCTTGTTGCATTATTAGAAGCCATTAACTGTAATTTTTGAACACCAACTAAGGCTTCACTTGGTGGCTTTGCACCCTCCCTTGCTTCATTTACACCAGACACATCTCTTATCATCTGTAAATTATGTTGATATATAGATATAAGTTTTTGCATATCTCCACCTATACCATTTTCTAGCTCCTGCACAGGAATTGACCCTGAGGGCTGACCATCATCTGTCATGGTTCTGTAATATATATTACCTGTCTGATCATATATTTCTTGCAGCTCTAATGGAGTAAATGTCCCACCATCACCTTTTGACACATTTTCCAAAGCACCAAGTTCAAATGCAGCACCCTTTGGTCTTGCCTTAGCAATTACTTGTTGTAGTTTAAGGTGAGCAAGTTGAATTTGATCTGCAAATGGAATCATTCTTTCAACCATTGATTTATTGATCATTTTATGTGTTCCAGGTGCATAAACAATATAAGATAATTTAGTGTCTGTTAAATTAGATTTTTTTCTCATCATGTTCTTAGCAAGACCATAATTAATTACATAATCAGTTCCAACGATCCACTTACCTGAATAAACAACCTTAACAGAAGTTTGTATTAGCTCTCTTTCAAACTTTGATTTTTTAGGAGACTTATATTTACCAGATTTTTTTCTCACAGAATATCCTCCAAAAGCATTTTTCTTTTTTTCATATTTTAATTGATTAACTGAAAAGAACTCAGCGTCAACAACTGTGATTCTAAATTTGTCATATTCGTGTTCATGCTGATATTGATTTACGTATGACTCATAGTTTGGCGTAATAGCATTATCATTTTTACCTGAATACTCGCCTGCTATTTTTTCATAATCCTCCTCAGACAACTGATCTCCTGCTATCCTCCTAAGCTCACCTATAGTCATTGTATAAACTTCTCCAGCGTGTTGAATATCAGTGTAATCTTCTTTATTTGTATAAGATGTTATTAAATTAGATGGATCAACATATTTAACTTTAACACTAGAGTTTGGATCTATTGACGTTTTACAAGCACCAATTCCACAAACCACCATATCTCTAATCATTGATTTTTTTACAGCCTCAAAGTCATTTATATCCATGACAAATTTAATACCCTTTTCCATAGCTATTTCAGTTGCCTGCTTATAGTTAAGAAGCATATGAATATCTAACTCTTCTTTATTTTGTGGAACATATCCAGCTTGAGACAAGTCATATCCAGTTACCTTGCTTAGTTTATTTAAGCCAGGCATTGATAACATTTGTGCAAACAATCTATCTTTATCTTTTTCTCTTGTCGTATTAGCAAGTGGATCAATAGCATTAGCAACAACTTCATAATCTTGATTAGCTAAGTCGTTCACTATTAGATCTAAAAATTTTGGTATTATATTAACAGGTGTCCAATCTAAGTTAAGATAAGAAGTGTCTCCCTCAACATCTAAAAGATCTTTATACTTAGAAACATTCTGAGATCCTTGAGCATAACTTCTAGCCTTAGCATACCTAGCTTTTCTACTATCTATGTTTATTTGAGAGTTATCCTTCCAGTCATGGTACATTTTTTTAAAGTACGCAAGACCATATTCTTTTTTTTCTTTTTCTTCTGGAGATACAAAAGGACTTGGGTATCCTCCAATTTTTTTACTATCTTTACCAAATATATTAGTTACATCCATTTATTTTGCTTTTTTAGATAAAAAACCCCTATTATTGTAGGTTTTTACAAATTTAACAAATTTTGGCAATTCTTTCTTAATTGTAACGAATTTTTGTGATGCTAATAAAGCAAGACTAGAACTAATAGTTGCATCAAATTTTGTTCTATCGCTAATATCAAACCTGCTCCAGTCATCTAAAAGTTTATTAAAATAGCATTTTCCAATCTCTCCAGTCTCTGATTTTAAACCAACATGATCATAAATATACGTTGCTACTGCCTCTGCCTGTGCATTAATAACAGCAACACCTGATCCTGGAATACCTTTAGTTACCTGCTTTCTGCTAAAATCTGTATGTGTAGATTCTGGTCTATCCATTAAATAATTATAATAACCTCTTCTTTCAAAATATTTTATTATACCTATTTTATTGTTTTCCACAAGTATTGGACATCCATAAAACACACATTGTTTAATCATATCTTCATAAAACATTTCTGCTTTAGGTGGTCTATTTATATATTCACAAACAAATTGTTCTGATGGCAATCCTTCAGCCATAGTAAACTTGTGATATATATGACAAGCTGCATTAGATCTTCTTCCATCTGTTGTTGTGTCATGATCGTAGGGGTCACAGCCAGCAACAAGATTTAATTCATTTCCAGGGTTTTTCTTATTATACTTCATATGTACAACATTCTGCATTTCCTTTTGAGGAAACCAACAAACCTCCCACCTTCCTTTAGCATTAGGAATCCATAAAACTTCGCTATCCTCCACTCCACCTCTCCAAACAAAATCACCCTTTACAGTTAAATTTTCAGTAACTTCATTGTAATCCATTTGTTGATATATTTTTTCTACATCAAATATACTTGAAAGTGAATCATTTCTAAAAGCTTCTTCTGTTGTAAATGGAAATTGTCTTTTAAATTCTGACAACGATGCTGTGTTATTTTTTAAACCCTCTCTTCTATTAACCATATAATCTTTTGCACCAACATCTATATTTACTCCATCCATTCCCATTATACTTCTTTTAGGGGTGTCTATGACAGAAAACCCATATTCATCTATAAAACCCTCTAGGTTTTCATATGATGGTATAAATAAAGAATACAGCCCTGACTTTGTTCTACCATTTAGATCTTTATCTGTTACATCAGAATCATAGTATAAATCTTTATATTCCAAACCACCATCTTCAAGTTTATTAGCAGTAGACCCCATCATACATTTACCAACTATTTTTCTACCCAAAAGAAGACATGTTTGAGTAACTCTCCAGTTTTTAGCTATTGAGGTTGATCCTGTCCATTTACCTGCCTCATCATGAATAAGCAATTTTAGCTTCATACCATCATAGCTATTATCTGCTGTGTTTCTCCAGTCAATAACAGTGTTAAGAGCATCTGATTTTTGTATATACTTACTCTTTTTTGATATTCGTTTTGCTGGTTCTCTAAAAGCTAGTTCCACCCTTGGATTACTTGATCCATCTTGGATGGGTTGAAAAAAGAATGGATACCTTCTATATATTCTAACAACCTTATCTGTAAACATTGTTTTAGCATCAGAACCTGTCTTAGACAATAAACCAAAATTAGACTCATAAGTCTGAGTCGCTTGATTAACCATCTCAGCACTAGCCATGTATGAAAATCCAGAACGTCTATTTTTTAGAAAACACATACCCATGCAGTTTGGATCAATCTTACAAGCCTCCCAAAATAAAAAGAATTTTCTATTAGCATCTCTGTAGTCAGGGTATCCAACATCTATATTAGACCACTGTATAAACATATAATGACCACCTGTTATATATGTTGGGTGACCATTATTCATAAACCACAAACCCTCCCTTCTTCTTCTAAACTCTTCTTCTATGTAGTCATAATATTCAGGAGAGTTTTCTCTAGACAGACCACTTGGCATTTCTTCCCTAACCCACTTCTGGTCAGCCTTTTTTTTATTTGAGAATAATATATCTTTTTTCTTAGGCTTTTTAGGTAATTGTATTTTTAATCCCTGGATCTCTATTATGTCCCCTAAACTTCTTATATTTAAAATAATTGGTTTAGACATATTTTATCTTTTTGCGAATTTCTCTGCTAACCCTTTTTCAAAATCTTTCTCTTCTTTAAATTCTCCATCTGTTATTTGTGACTCTAACTTAGATATGCCTATTAGTATTTCTTGAGCATCCACAAAACACTCTTTCTTTGCTTTAATAGCATTTCTTCTTTTTTCATCAGAAAGATCAGGATCTAGTGGTTTTTTAATATCCTCTATAAGTATTGCCACAGCCTCTTTAGATGAGTCTATTAAATCCTGAAGTGTTCTTTGAACGTATGACTTATTACTTTCTTTCATTTTACTATTGCTAATATATCTTGGTTTCTCATCCTAAGAAGCTTAGTGTCTTCTATTTTCATATCATATTCAGAGTTTTCTGAAAATATAACTTCATCTCCTATTTTAACACCCTGATCTTTTAACCAATCATTCATATATATAACATATCCATGTAGTGTTATGTCCTCAACCTCAGGCTTTAAGAATATACCTGATTTGGTTTTTATACTTTCTTCGTCTTCAGTTTTTTGCTCAACAAAATTCCAATGATGTAACATTTTTAATTTACCCTTTCTTACTCTAGCATACATAAACTCCCAGTGAACTTTATATAGTTTTTCCTCATCTAGCCATTCAACTTTATTATCGCTAATATAATCCTGACTAGATTGACTAGAAAACTTTTTATTTACACTAACATTTCCTGTATTCGCTGTTATAAGGTGATGAAAGTATACTTTATCACCAATTTTAACATCAAACTCTAAACCATCTGGAAGCCAACCAGGAACCTGGTAAACTGTCCCAAACTGCCTAGCGTGTTTTAGTGGGTCAAATGTATAATTTAAAAATATTTGTTTTCCATTTATTTCTATTGTGTCTTCATAGGGTTTGTCAACTTTTACTAAAAATTGATTCTTAGGTATTTGTGGTTTTTTCATTTTTATTTAATTTACTTCGTACTCTTCTTGATAATCTAAATTATATTCTATTCCTGTTAGATCAAAAAATGACTTCCATAACTCTGAAGATTCTTCGTCTTTCATTTTTATGAATACATTAAATTTTAACATTTTATACTTATAAAAGTACATATCGTCTTGAACTATAGCTGTTATTGTTGCTCTACCTCTCATTATTGGTTGACCAACAACATAAGTTATACCATCCTTTATATCTCCTATTGTTATTTTTCTTATAATTCCACTTAGTAATTCCATTATGCTTTATAGTTTTTTCCTTTATTAAATAAATTAAACATATGGAGTTTTGCTGAAACCTCTTCCATATCCATTTCTTCTTCTGTTTTAACTATAGGGTTTCCAAAAATCTTTTCATCAATAACATGTAAAAGAGCATTAGAAGGTATATCTTCACCTAAATTATCAACCACCTCTGATTGTAATTCAGATAAATTATCCCCAATAGATATATAAGAAAATATGTATTTTATATTTTTTAACTTATCTAAAGATTGAATTTCTTTAATAATTTTTTCTATTTTTTTATTCGTTTTCACTTAGATTGTCGTAGTGAACCTGCAAGTCTTCTAAATTGTCTATTGTGGTTCCATTAATATTTGCAAAACCACCCAATCTTACAGATTCAGCCATTTCTTCGTATTCTTCGTTTATATACTCTCTATGTAAAGATGCACTATTTTTAATCATAGAAACCCTTAACAGTATAAGATAACCTATTAGATCTGAAACTGTATCTTCTGTTTGATCATTTATTCCTTTATTTTTTATACGCATAAGCTTATCGTCTATACGTGCACATAAAGACTCTATTGCTGATCCTTTTGAAAATATATTTGATGGGTTTGTGGCACTATCTCCATATGCCTTGTTTTTTGAAATTAGAAGGTCTTCCATTTCATTGGTCACTCTTCTTATTAATTGTTCTGTTGTCATATATATTAAATTAAATTTCTATAAATATACAAAAAAAAAGGCTACAAAAAGTAGCCTTATTTTAAAAGTTATAAACAGGTTTATACACCAGCTACAAATAATTCTACATCAATAGCATTAGCTCCTGAGTCAACTATTATGCTTGCTAGATCTTCTAAAGAAGCAAATGCTGGGGATGTATCAGTTTCACCTAGCATGCAATCTTCAGTCTTACCCAGATAAAAGCTTTGACCTGGCTGCAGTAAAACTTGAAAATTATCACTTGCACCAACACAAGCAACATTTACTGTGTACGTTGCATCTAGATTTGTAACTCTAACATATCTTGTGTCCTCCACGTCAAATGCCTGAACAGACGTATGAACTGAAGCAGCAAATGTAGCTATAGTTACATCATTACTAGCAGGAATTGATATAACTCTTTTAGAAACCTCATTTATCCCTGTTATAGTAAAAGATTTAGATCCACCATATTGATGTCCCCTTACTGTTATATCCTCTTTTAATGTTACTGTTAAATCTGCCATTTTATTCTATATTACGATGTTGTTATATGTCTACTTATTTTTTGATAACTAATCCTTAAATTTCTAGCTGTGGTATTTGTATGTTTAACAATACCTATATATGGTATTAAATCAACTCCTGTTTTTAATGCTGCACTTTCTGTTGTTGAGCTAACTGCTGCCCTACCATTTAGATGTATATCTGTATTATTTGCTAGTGTTTGTGTAGAAGATGCAGTTATAGTTATACTTGTTGCAGATGATACAGCAGTTACTGTTCCATAAACAGTTCCTGATCCATCTACTATAACATCTCCTGCCACTATTTTTGTTGTAGCATCAGTTCCATCAACAGTTATGACGTGAGAGGCACCACCTGTTAAACTTACTGCACCATTAACGTCAACACCAGTGTCACCAACGCCTGATATTTGTGTTAATCCTTTTTGAACACCATTTACATAAACCCTAACATCTCTGTCACTATCTATATCTATTTTAAAATGATATATTGTAGACGTATCAACAGTTACCCCAAGGTCTGTAACATAATCAGTCCCATTATTACTATAAGCAAAATGCCAAGTTGTAGCTGTACCAGCATTAGATAATATTGTTTTACTAGAATCATAAAAGAAATATGCTTGATCTGCATCAGTTGCTATAACATGAGTATTTGTAAGTTTAAGACCTGCGTAATACATACAATCACTTATTGTTGAATCTGTAATTATCGAACACTCCCAAACTACTTGAGCATCAGTTTTCCAGAAAATTCCTGTCCACGCTGTTTGTGCACCTGCGTTTTGTGCAGTTAAATAATCTAAGTGTGGTAATACTATTGCAGAATCAGAAGTGCTACTACCTGCTGTAGCTATTTGGAGGCAGGCTTTTTCACTATCATATATAACGTGTGAATCTGCTGCGTTTGTTCCCAGTAGTTCAAAATGTCTATTTGCTCTAACAAAAGCTGCTAATGCTGCTGCATCATCTGCATCTGGGTCTATAGTTTGTGTAGCATTTAACTGAGGCTTTCTATCAAAATATTCTTCTAATTGATACCTAGATGTTGAAACTATAGCTTTTGTTGCAGTAATTGTACCTGTACATGTAATATCACCAGCTACAAAAAGTTTTGAAGTTGGTGTTGTTATTCCAATGCCAACATTACCAGCACTTGTTACTCTAACTTTTTCTGATACTGCTCCATCCAAAGCAGTCTCTAAAGACATATATGAATCTTGAGTAGCCCCTGAAGAAGTCCAGTTAGTTTCAGTTCCCACAGAGATTCTACCTGCGTCTGCTACAGCAGGTGTAGATGCGTCATAATAATATTGGTTAAACAAAACGCTACCTCTTGTATTTGTCATAGCTGCAGCATTAGTTTTGTTTGTTATTGCTAATATATCTGTATTTGCTTCTGCACTACCTGTCTCCCTTATTTCTACAGTATGAGCAGGATTGGTAACATCTTCACCTAAACCAACTCTTTTATTAGTTGAATCTATACTTAATTGTGACTCACCATTTCCATATACATAAAATGATTGAGTTGCTGTTTTAGCAGTAAATTTAAAAATCTTATTAGAAGCACCAAATTCTATAAATCCATCTGCTGTAGCATTAGCACCTATACCTATAGCTCCTGTTCCTGAAGAAGCCCCATTCATAATGGTTACTCTACCTGCACTTGATGCAAACGTAGGGTCAATAGCTATATAGTTTGAGTTTGCTTGAGCTGTTGTGCTTCCTCCTGCACCACCACCAACTGTGGTTGCTGGGTTACAGTCCCCTGCACAAAAACCATACGTATTTCCCTTACCAACAAGAAAAGAGGCATTAGTTCCATTATCAACTCTTACTGCTGATGTAGTACCACTTATATCTAATTTGTATGTTGGGGAGCTTTGGTTTATACCCAAAGATGTTCCAACCTTAACTTTATTTGTGGCTATAGAAAGATCACTCCCATTTCCTGCACCATCTTCTATATTAGTAAGTGATGAAGAAAAAGCAGCTTCAGCAGTCTTTATTAAAAACTGATATTTTGATGATATTTTTTGTCCTGATAGTGAAGTTCCCATTATATTTCAAATCCAAAGTTTAAGATCATAAATCTAAATTTCGCACAACTTGTTTTTTTACAAGTATTGCAAATACAATATTTTAACTCAAATATAGTTATAGTGCCAAGCCTTATAGACACACTATATTTTTCTTTTTTATTTCCAGCTTTCCAAGAATTAATCCAATTCATAACTAATTAAATTTTGCTAACATTATTTCATCAATACTTTTTTGAACGTCTTTTTTAGTTGCTTCTAATTGAAACATTATATTTGCCTTAAATCTTTCCTTTTCTTCTCCACTTTCAAATATAATTACAGTAGGTATACAGGTTACTTCATATTCTGATTGCAGATCAGGGTATTTACCAATGTCTACCCTATACTTTTCACAGTCATTAAGATCTACAAATTCAGAAAATTCATTTGTTTTATTCCATTCTACCCAAAACTCAACAGCAACAATATCTTTTGCTACTTTATCGTTAAAATTACTAGGCGTTAAAAACTCTTGTGAAAGAGCCTTTGAACCAATTAGTAGAATAACTATAAATAATAATAGTAATTTTAAATCCAAATATTTCATTTATTCCATTTTATCTATCTTATCCCTAAGATACTTCATATCTTCCTTTATTTCTTGAACATCCTCTTGAGTAGAAAGAATAGATTGACGTATCATTTCGTCCTTCATTTTAAACTCCATTTTAGTAACCTCTGGGTCAGGTGGAACTGGTAGCTGTTTAGCCTCATCTATATCAGCTTGAAGCGTAAACCACATACCAACTAGAGTAGCTATTAAAAAAGCTATCCCACCCATTGTTTTTAAGCTTATTTCAAATTTAGAATCTTCTGATAGTTCTTTCATTTTATTCTTTTTTATTATCTTTTTTTCCTTCTTGCATCCCTTCCTAGGTTTTGTGCTTGGGCTAACTTTGGAATCTTCATATCTACTTTTGTGCGTTTCTCTCCTCCTGAATAAACTTCTCCTCTATTTTTTACATATTTTCTTTTCTTACCTTTTGCTCTTGAAGATAATGTGACTCCTGCTGATTTGCTTCCTGTAGCTGATGCTGGACCATAAGACTTTTTAAGTAATCTTTTTGCTCTTCTTTTTCTATCTAGTTTAGCACCTGCTTGTCTTGGATCATGTTTAAGTTGTTCTGGTGCTAGTGATGGTTCTTTATCTGGATCACCCTTATGATCTTTCATTTTATCTGAAGTGTTGTAAGACTCTTTTTTCCATTTGTCTTCTGGCTTAATAATTCTCGCTTTAGGAAATGGACCCTCTTTTTCTGGAGTTCCACCATTTTCATAAACTTTTACTAAATCTTTTCTCATCTGCATTTTAGATCCTCTTTCTTTCATTTTAGATCCTCTTTTTTCATTTGAATCTTCACTTAATCCAAAAGATCTTTTAAAAGCTTTTTTTTGTGCTTTTGCTCTTCTTACCTCAGCATCATACTGTTTATCTGTCATGTTGATGTCACTCGCTTCCATGCCCCCACTTTGTTTTTTAAAATCAAATTTATCATCTATCCCTTTATCTAATTCCTTTTTTAATCTTGATCCCTTTCTCGTTTTTGATTTCTTCGATAAGCCTTTATCATCTTTTCCTTTAACAGCCTTACCACCATTTGAATATTTTTTTAAAATTTTCATTTTTTTAAGTTTTTTTTATTATTTATACTTTTCTATTTCTTTTTTCAAATCTAGCATTTTTCAATGCAGCCTTAGCTCTTTCCTCTTGTGGTGTCATTCCACCACCCATATATCTGGTAACTGATCCTCTTAATGGATCAAAAACACCTTCACCACTTCTTACCCTACCCTTTCTTGTTTTTCTTGACAATGGTGCACCTGATTCAGTTTCAAAATAAGCAGGGTTCATATTAGATGTTCTAAAGTCTCTATATCCTTTTAATCTACCTTCTCCAACATATCTTCTACCCATTCTATCAAGAAGATTCTTAGTCCACCTTCTAGGAGATATTCTTCTTCCTCCAGTGTAAGTCATACCTCTAGCTTCTCTTCTTTCTTCTCTGGCTTTTCTTCGCATAGTTCTTCTATACTGTCTTTGTTCCTTTCTAGACCTTCTCATTTGCTGTCTCTCCATCTTTCTTTCTGCTCTAGCCTGTTGTCTAGCGTGTTTTCTTTGTTCTCTATCTGACATTCTAAGCATCCTTTCTTCTTCTCTCTTTCTGTTTTTTTCTGCTCTTTCAGCTTCTCTTCTTTGTATTTTTGCCAATTTCCTGTCATCCATATTGGGTTTTCTAACCTCTCTTTCTGATGGTCTCAAAATCCTACCTCTAACTTCCTCCTGTCTTGGATCAGTAGAGGCATCTATATTGTAATTACGTCTTTCTAATTTTTCAACATTATTGTTGTTAGTAACTGAAGTTACTTTTTTAGGCTTTAAAGTAGTGCTTTCATCCTTATCTTTTACATTAACCTGATCTAATAAAACTTTTCCACCATCGTCAAGCTTTGATAAAAACTTTTTACCACTAAAAGATTTTTCTCGTCTTTTAATTCTTACTCCCTTCTTTATAGGAGAACTTCCAAATAATTTTTTGTGTTTTTTAGTTGCAGCTTTCTTTATCCTTTTCATTTTATCTTTTTTTGGATTTTTTATTAATTTTAGGTTTACCTATAGCTATTATAATTGCCATACCCTTTTTATTGGCTTTTACTTTTCCACCTTTGTGATATTTTTTCTCACCCTTTTTTAATTCAGTGGTATAATACTTACCTCTCCATTTAAACCTAGACACACCTGCATGTCTTGCACCCCTAAAGGCTTCTCCAAATGTTAATTGATCTGGATCTGCATCTCCTGCTGGACCATACATTTCTTTATACTTTCGACTAAATGGGACATCATCAATATCTGCTGGAGGTCTAGGGGGAACATTTATTCTTTGACCCTTTTCATTATATAATGATCCTGGTCTATATCCTTTATTTTCCTCTTCTCCATTTTTCTTTTTAACTTTTGGTTTATCTTGTTTTTTAACCATAGCTCCTTTCTTTGCTGTTATTTCTTCTGTTTTTTCTTTTATGGCTTCGAGTGGATTACCTCCCCCTCCACTACCAGAAGTTTTATCTTTTATTTTATCTGCTAAACTTTCTCCATCACCAGAGGTTTTATCTTTTATTTTATCTGCAAGACTTTCTCCACCACCACTTCTTTTAGGTAGTTCTATTTTTTTATCTCCTCCAATTTTAGTAATTTTTTCAGGTTTTAAAGATATTGCTTCTTCTTGAGGAAAGCTACTAGAACCCTTTTGCATTAAAGTTTTGTTATCCTCTTCAGGTCCAATTATTTTAGCATTGATATTACTTTCACCCTGTGGAGTATCTTTGTAAAATTCATCTTCCTGTTCTTGATTCTCAAACCTCTCTTCCTTTTTAGACATTGGTTCTACACAATTTCCAGACTCATCAGGAAATAGTCCTTCTGGACATTTTTTATCGTCTACAGGTTCCTCTTTCTTTTCTTCTTGATCGCAACAATCTTCAGAGTAGGATCCATCTTCACAAGGACAACCTATTGTTGATCCTGGAGTTCCCTCTTCTGTTGTTGTAGGATCCTCCATTGGCTCTCCTTCCTCTGGGGCACCTGCTGCACCACCTGCACCTGCACCTAAACCACCTCCTAGTCCAGCCATAGGTTTAGCTTCATGCAATGATGGAGCTGCTGATTTTCTTTGCATTTGGTAATATTTTACCCCTCCTCCCTCTGCGTATTCTGGGACACCACCTTTTTCATACTTATTTTCAAAGTATACTGGCTCCCCTATTTTCTTAGAGTATTTTTTCGCAGCCTTAATTCCTTCTTTAGTATATGGGAATTTCTTTTTTCCTACTTTTGGCATATTATATTTTTGCTTCTGTTTGTTCTAGTATATTATAAAATCTAGTTACTAATAATTTTCCTCTTTGAGAGATCATGTATTTCCTAGCTCTACGTCTTGCTCTCTCTTGATAAATTGCAAGATAACCTTTTTTCATCAATTCTGGCATATTTCTAGTCAGAAAAGTTAAGGAGCACTTATAACCATGTTTAACATCAGTGCCTGTGAAATACTTTAAATCATACACAAAGAACAAAAATTCTATGTCTGAAATCTTCAAACTATAGTTGTCTCTAAAGTAAAACAAGGTATCCCTGTAATACTTTAAGTAATTATTTTCCTGCATTTAATTAAAATATAATGACAAATATAAATAATTATTTCTTATATTTGACAATAATTAATTGATAATCTTAAAAATATAAATAAAATGGCTAAGAGATATAGTACAGTTACAATAACACCAACCATAGTGAAAGCTAATTTTGCAGACGCTGATGTTATGGGGGATTTCACTAGGTTACCATTACCTGTTAGAGATGGAGAATCAGTTATGTTAAAATCTATTGCTGTTATTGATGCAGCAGATTTAGGTAAAAACTTTGATATTATTTTTGTTAAAAACACAGATGGTGACGCTGAGCTTGGAACTCATGATGATGTTGTTGATATTACAGATGCTAATTTAAGAACAAACGTATTTCTTGGATCTGTATCTGTTGATGGTGATGCTGCCACTGCTGCAACAAAATCAATAAGTGCCTCTGATCTTGTAGCTAGTAAGGTTACTACACTTACAGATATTAACTTAATTCTAACATCTTCAGTAGATCAAGTTATAACTGATCATGAAAAAGCTCAAACAGGTTGTTATTTTGGCATTATAGCTAGAGAAGCTACTGATGTGTCAGGAGAGTCTGGAAATAACCACTTAACTATTACGTTTGGTTTCGAGGTATATTAAAACATTTAGAGTATGGGTACAAGAACAATTATACCTGGATCTAATAATGCAGGACAGATAGGTTCTGATACAAAATATTGGGATAAAGGATTTTTCAATACACTTCATGTTAACGATCTTCATACAGCATCTTCATCAACTCTTTCTGCTTCTGGTATATCTATAACTAATACTGCAGGAATTATATTTGAAGGTGCTACTGCTAATGAATTTGAAACCCAGTTAACTGCAGCAGATCCCTCAGCAGATAGAGTAATTATTTTACCAGACTCTTCAGGAACAGTATCTTTATCTGACACAACTTATTCTGCTGGAACACTATTAGATTTATCAACAACAACATTTAATGTAGATTTAACTGAAGCTGCTGCAGCAACTATCGCTGCTGGAGACAATATAATATTTCTAGATGGTGGTGCATCAGGCACTGCCTCAAAGGGAAGTATAAATGACGTAGCTACTTTATTTGCAGGAACTGCTTCTGCGACAGGATTGTCTGCCAGTAGTGGTGTTCTATCTGTTTCTGACCTACATCCTGTGGGTGTTGATGGATCTGCCAACCAATTATTAACTGACGATGGAGATGGTACAGTAACATCTGAATCCAAGCTAAAATTTGACTCGAATACCCTTACAGTGGGAGATGGGTCAGATTCTCTATATGTTATTGGAGTTGGTGATGTTTCTGATGATCATGGTTCTAGGTTGTATCTTTTGTCTGGTAATGGAAATGGAACTGACAAAAATGGAGGAAATTTTACTTTTTATAGTGGTAGACCAACTGGAAATGCAACTCCTGGTGGTTTTAGTTGGAGTGGAAGTTTACAAAATGCTTCTAGTGGTGATACACTAAGAAGTGACGCAGCATGGATGGGATTAAAGGGGGATACTCTTACAACATATTTAACTATTTACTCAGAAGGTGGTGCTTCACTTTCTGATTACCTTAAAGTATCTGTGGCAGAACATGGAGCTACAGAAATTCTTACACTTGATGCTGCTGCTACTGCTGCTCACCTCACGATGGATATTGATGGAGATATAATACATGACCCCCATACTGGTATAAGTAAGTGGTATAAGGCTGGTAATACATCTGATTATTTACAGTTAGAAATAGGAAGTAATGGGGATGCTACATTTACAACAGTTGATGCTGCTTCTCACGCTGCTGATATAACTATTAGTGCTGATGGCGATATAACATTAACAACCCTCAACTCCCAACATTCTACCTCTATAAAAAGGCGTAAAATGACAGTTTCATCAAGCACTGACAATGACCACGATGGAGATGTTGTTTATTTTGGAACAGGTTCTACAACTCTGGGAGAAATATGCTTTTTAGACACAGATGGAAGTAATAACCCAGTCTGGACTGCTGCACAAGCAAATGCTGAAAGTACATCAACTTACTTACTAGCAATAGCCTTAGGAACAACCCCTGCTACAGATGGAATGTTGTTAAGAGGTATGTTCACTTTAGATCATAATACTGGTGATAACAACTATGGCACTCCAGTGTATTTATCAGATTCAGTAGCAGGTAATACAACATCAACAGCACCTAGTGATAATAATGATGTGGTAAGAGTAGTAGGTTATAAAATGGGTAATGACGATGAAATATGGTTTTGTCCAGATAATACATGGGTAGTAGTAAGTGCGTAATATGATCTATAAAGACAGAACATTAATATTCAATAATAATAAGATTTATTATACAGATGAGGGTGGAGCAGAATGTCAAGTTATGATGGATTGGGAAGATAATATAATGAAAGCATCTGCAGATTACGTTTGTGAAAATGGGGGTGATATATTAGAAATAGGTTTTGGAATGGGTATATCAGCAGAATATATTCAAGCTAATAATATAAGTTCACATACTATTATAGAAAACCATCCACAAGTAATCGAAAAAGCTAAAGTGTGGGCTGAGGACAAGCCTAATGTAACTATAATAGAAGGTGACTGGTATGATGTAAAAGATTCATTATCAACTTATGATGGATTGTTTTATGATACATTTGGAGATAATAATACAAATAACTTTATTTCTGTTTTACCAACATTAATGAAATCTGGAGGAAAAGCAACCTGGTGGAATAACTTTACAAACAAAGATGATGTGTTTTTTGTAAATGGCACAATATACGAGACTATAAGTGTTAACCCAGTAGATAATATGTATTTTAATTCTAATACCTATTACTTACCTAAAAAACAATTTTAATGCCAACAATATATTCAAGCTCAAGTGGAACATCGAATGATGGTTTAATGTTTAAGACTAATCAATCATCATGGTCTAACGCTAGAGATGCCACATCTGCTACTTTAAGTACAGCAACTCAATCCACTACAGCTTTCACTCTAGTAGGTAGGGGTCCCTCCAGGGGTGGTGGAAGCGTTTATAGTATTTATAGAAGTTTTATGGTTTTTGACACATCAGGTATAACTGGAACAGTTTCCTCAGCAACCATAAAAATACGTGGTAGTAGTGGAAATGATGGTAGCGTTATTGCTGTTAAAAGTACAGCATTTGGAGGTGATGGTGGAACATCCTTAGCAAGTGGTGATTTTGATGCTATATCTGGATGGAGCTCTGGTAGTAGTTTGGCTGGTAGTGCTACTGTTTATGGATCACAAATATTAACCACAAGTTGGAATACAGGCAGTTACAATGATTTTACTACAACTTCTGATCTTAGAACTGATATGCAAAACGAAGATGTTGTTATCATTTGTTTTATGGACTACACCAATGACTACTTAAATAGTGCATTAACATCAAATGGTAACTTAAATATAGGTGGTCATTTCGCAAACTATCCTGGAACAAGTAGAGATCCAAAAATAGATTACACATTAGCAGCTACAGGATTTGGACATGAAGTAAATAATGTTGCCTCAGGAAGTATTGCTAAAGTAAAAGGGGTTGCCACAGCTAGTATTGCAAAAGTAATAGGGGTTGATTAATATAAGTTAGTTAAATAATTTGTATATTTACAGATAAAATAAAAACCAATGAAAAAAATAATAATACTATTTCTGTTTATAAGTATTTGTGCCCAAGCACAAATTCGAGATTTTTTTAAATATTCAACATTCTATACATCAATGACTACAGGTACCTCTTTCACAGAAAGAGAAGATTATATAGCTGTTGATAAAGGTTATGAGGATGTAACTCAAGTCAATCCTTATGATTATAATTTAACAATAGGCTTGAGAAAAATAGCAAGATTTGATTATGAATATAAAGTTAAAACGTGGTATTATGGCACTGAAAAAGCTGTTGCAGATAATGTTACTATTGGTAACGCTGTTGGTTGGGAGTATTTATTTAATTATTCATTTATACGCAATCGTGGTGATAAGTATACTGAGCAAAATTTCTGGCTTAGATACCTTGGAGATAAATGCGTCACCAAATTACAGTACAAAGATAACCAAAGAGTCAATCTAAGATATAACTCTTTTGATACAAGATTTAGAATAAACAAAGGTAATTGGGATCTAACAATAGGTGGTGTATTTAGAATGCACCCTGTATATGGAATAAATCCTATAGAAGATTTCTGGGTACCTGGAGAATCGTCTTTCCAACAATTAGCACAAGATTTTGGTTATGCTCCTGAACAATGGGTTCAGGGATTTTATGTAAATCAAAATTGGTACGATGTTAGTGGTGGGGACTCTGTTTTAGTCGCTACTTCTAATGATGAGTTCTTTAACCACTATTTTGGTGATGCAGTTGCAACCTACAATGAAAGAGAGCTTGATAAGCTTGGTATGCAAAAAGAATTAAGTGCTGTTATAGGTTTAGCTTATTATAAGTATACAAACAAAATGTGGATACATGCTTGGTTTAATTGCTTACCACTTCATTATGGATTAGATAAGTATTCTTTTGAGTATGGCGTGGAAGATTGGGACAACATAGAGTGGGATTCTGGTATTGTTCTTGGATCAAGAATAACAAAACATTTAGGTTTATTTGTTGAAGGAACACATCAAAGATATTGGATGAAACCAATATATGAGATTAAGTTTGGGTTTAATTATTTAATATTTTAGTTATGAAGAAGATTTTATTTGTATTATTTGCTTTTATTGGATCATTTATTAATGCACAGGATTATGATTTTCAAGAGTTATGTTTAGCGTGTGCTGAAGCTGAAGGATATTACTGTGGTGATGATCCTACAAACTGGACTCAATATAGCCCTAATGGTTGTGTTATAAATCAATGGCTAAATGATGGTTGGGTCGATTGTGTAGATGAAGGCGATGAAAATGGTGCTGTTCCTACATCACCTGAAGAATGTTTGCCACCACCACCTGATTGTGATACTGTATATGTGGAGATACCTGTAATAGAATATGTTGATGTATTTATTACTGATACTGTAGAAGTTGAGGTTCCCTTCTATATATACGAAACAATTATACAATTTGACACAATAGTAGAAACAGAATACATAACTCAAATAGTAATTGATACATTTGAGGTTGAGGTTTTAGTTCCTGAATATATATACGTAACAGATACTCTTTGGATGGATGGTGCTTTAGATACTTTATATGTAGATGTTATAGAAGAGGTTGAAGTCAATGTATATGATACAATAGTGGAAACAGAATACGTGGAGATATTTGTAGTAGACACAATCATAGAATATGTAGAAATAATAAATACAGAGTATATTGATTGTGATACAGGTCTCCCATGTAATAGTGCTATAAATGAGGTTTTGGATAAATCAAAAGATAATAATAAAATGTATAACTTACTGGGTCAACCAATACGAAGACCAGAAAGTATATACATTCAGAATGGTAAAGTAAAATATATACTAAACTAATGTATACGTATAAAGCTAAATTAGATAGAGTTATTGATGGAGATACTATAGATGTAAATATGGATCTTGGGTTTGATATAACCATTCATAAAAGAATAAGATTAGCAGGTATAGACACCCCAGAGTCTAGAACAAGGGATCTGGAAGAAAAGAAAAGGGGACTTGCTTCTAAAGCTAGATTAATAGAACTTCTAGACAAAGGTGATTTAGTTGTGGAGAGTACAGATGTTGGCAAATTTGGAAGAGTTTTAGGTAATTTAACTGTACACCCAGAGGGTGATCTACCAATTAATATTAATAAAACTTTAGTAAAAGAAGGTTATGCTGTAGAATATTTTGGTGGTAAAAAGAAAAAGAAAGAAGATAAAAAAGAACCAGCTAATCAAAATGAAGATGTTCCTTTTGCAGATTAAAAATAAAACTTATGAATATATTTAAAAATAATAACGATTGGAATGAGAAGGCTATAGTTGGTTTTATAGCTTTTATAATAATGTGTATAATAATGGTCGCTGATCTAGTTACTGGATGGGTTGGGAAAGATCTCGTCATAAACAAATTTGTATACGACAGCTTCGTCTGGTGTGTATTAGGTTGTTTTGGGATAAGTGGTGTAGAAAAATTTGCTAAAAAATAATGAGTAGTTTTAAGAAAAAAAATAAAAAGAGACCTAGAGTTTATGTAAATGGTGGTAAAACCAATGGCAAGACTAATGGTAAAACTAATGGTGAAGATGATCTTATTAAGGTTGCAAAAGAACATCAGGCACAAACTCACCCATTAATAGAGCATTACAGAAAACACCCATATAGTAGACATTACACATACAGGGATGAGGATGGAAAGATTAAGCATATGAGAAACAAGAAGCTTCAAAAGAGTATAGAAGAACGAATTAATCTTGAAAAAAAGATGTCTAATTGGGAAAAAGGAACTTGGTGGAAGCCATTTGTTCCTGAAGGTGATTATAAGTTGGTGGGTGAAAAGAGAAAAAAAAGACTGGAAAAGTTCAGAGAGAAACAAAGACAAGATTTCTACAAAGGACTTAGAAAAAGAAGAAGAAAGGGAAAATATTTTTTAGGTGGACTAATAACTCAAACTGCTTCTAGTATAGGTGGTGGTATTGGTGGATTATTTGGTAAGAAGGGATCTGGTGGTCCTATTGGTTCTGCTAAAGAAGCTAAAGAGGTTAAGCAAGGAAAAACAACTGGTGGAGTTGGTGGGCTATTTGGATCTTTATATGGAAACGCATCAGCAGATAAAAAAGAACGTATTAATAAAATTTTAACTGAAAAATAATGGCAAGAAAAAAGAATGATAAGGCATCTGGCTATAAACACTGGAGAGATAACAGAAGCAGAACTAAAAAAGAATATATATCTGAAACATCCCCATATGTAAAACATATTGGTAAAAATAAAAAAGTATCAAAGAAGAGGGGTGAAAAAATGAGTGATTTTATTGATCGTAAAAGAGCAATGGATCCAGAAAAGTCTATCATAGAAAAGAAAAGACTAGGTAATATAAAGAAGAAGAATATATTTGATCAAATACTTAGAAGAAAAAAGGAAAAAGGTCTTGTTAAAAAAATACATGATGACGTTCTTTATGAAGATGATCCAAATGTAATACATGGTAGAAGGGATAAGTATTCTGTTTCTACAAAAAAAGAAGAAAAGAAAATGGGTAGAGAACATAGAAAGTATGTTCAACAAGGTGAAGATGAAGAAGGGGATCCATTAAAAAAGAAACTAAAAATAAAAGGGAAATATGGTAGAGATATTCCAACCTACAAAGAAAAGGAAAAAAGAGTTGGAAGTGAAAGGAAATATGTCGTTGTTGAAGATGGTAAAAGAGTTAAGAAAAGAGGGGGTCATCCAGAAGAAGCTAGAAGGTATGTTAGAAAAGGTCTTAGACGTCAATATATAGATCCTGATGCTGAAGGTAAATATACCTACGTTAGTGGTAAAGAAATTAAATCTAAAAACCCTAAACAGGAAAAGGTTAGAAAAAATAAGATCAACGAAAAAAAGATCAATAAAGCAAATAATAGAAAATTAGCTAAACAGCAAAAAAAGGATCTTAAAAGTTTTAAAAAAGATCGTAGAAGACTTAAAAGGGAAAGAAGGAAGCAGGAGATGAAGAGTTGGGAAAGACCAACAACAGCGTTAGAAATGGATACAGACTACAAACAAATATAAGAACTATGAATACAGAAAAATATACAAAGTCATTAATAGATACTGTAGAGGAAGCTGGTGGTGATGTAAAGCTAAATAAAAGAAAGCTTGATATTGCTGAAAAAGAGGTAATGAAAAAAGCCAAGAGAGGAAGAGTTAAACCTTCTTTTAAAAAGGGTGGTATTGGTATCGTTAAAAAGAGAAAAAAGTATTATAACACTGGTGGGGTGACTAAAGGTAAAGGTGCCCAATATAGATCTTATGAGGATGCTGCCAAAGCCAGAGAAGCCCATATATCTTGTTGTAAAAACCAGTCTTGGACAGGTACATTCTGGACAGAAGACGCTGATGGCAAAAAAGTTGTTAGTGAAATGTCTTTTCACCCAAGAGGAAGTGAGCATGCTGAAGAAACTCAATCAGCAATGTTAAAGGCAAAAAAGGAGGCAGAAATGGAAGAAAGAAGAAAAGAAATGGGTTATCAAAAAGGTGGCGTCACTATAAAAAGAAAGTCTAGATAATGGGTACAATAACCTTTATAAAAACAGCCAACACAGAAGAGTATGTATTTAGTAAAGATACATTTAAGTATATGTACACTTCTTACACTTCTGGGGTCTATGGATCTATATTGTTATATTTTGCAGCAGAAAACGCCTTAATAGACAATGACACAATAACCATTACTGCTACTAAACAATTTATGGGTAATATTGTAAAACACCTAGCACAAGAGATCAATAAGCCTGGTTATAGCGAAGTAAAATTAGGCTTAACAAAAGGACCATTACAATCTATAACAGCCATAACCTATACTGCAGGTTAGATAGAGGCAACAAAGACCAAGATCATTAAAAGAATATAGAGTATTTTAGATATTTCAATTTGCATACTGCAATATACGTTTCACATGTTAAGCGAATGTTAATTTTAAAATTTTTTTTAGAAATTTTCAGGGGTGGGGTTATATACTTATATGCAACACGCGTACACAAACCCCAAACGCATTTTTAAAGGGGGGGTGTCGCTTATTATTAATCGCCTGAGATTTGAAAACTAACTATTACTATTTTAATCACACGCGAAAACGAAAACAATTACACACAATCACGCAATAAATTAAATGAACACAACCACAAACAAAAACACACGTTTAATTGTGTTTATATATCTGTTATCTAGATCATTGATTTTATATATATTATTTAGATTTATATAATTATATTAATAATAAATTATTTAACAGAGGTAGAACAACAAAATAACAAACTATTTTGTAAATTATAGTTGACATTTAAATAAATAATACTATATTTGAGTATACGAATGAGGGATTACACACCCCCAACAGATATAAATTATTAATTAAACAATTTGAATTATGAAAACAAACACAATTAAAGCAGAATTAAAAGAATATATTTTAGACATTATAAATGACTATGATAACATACAGTTAAAAACAGATAATGAACTACATCATGAGTTGTTTAATACAGACTATTATATAATAGGATATTACCAAGCTGAACAATGGTTAAAAAAGCATAATATAGATATAACAGATGCTTACAGGTTTATAAAAAATTATGAGATTAATAACTTTTATGGAAATGATAATGTAATAGAAACTGAAGCAGATATATGGGTAAAATACTCTAAAAGTGGAAAGGTTTGGACAATAAAGGGTTTTGAGTGGAAACCTGCAATTAATGTGGAAGATATAGACCAAGAAAAAATTGTAAATATGTTGACCTATATAATAGGCGAAGAATTAATATATAATGAGCTGAATATTTTAAATTAATGAATTAAAAATTATAATTATGAAAAAAGAATTAAACACACCCCAAAATCTAGCTAGACTATTAACAAATAATCAAATAACATTTGAAGAATTTTTATTCAGAAGTAAAGCATTTGAACTAGATATTAATACGTGGAATTGTTGGAGTTGTGAAGCAGAGAACACGCACAACGTTGATGATTTTGGATTTTGCAGAGAATGTTTAGAAAGTCAATAACTACCTACAATATATCTGATGAGCTTTGATGAAGCGAAACGCCTTTAACTAGGCGTAATATATTAAACAACACACAAAATTATGAAAGCAATAAAAATAACAAAAGAACAAACAAACTTTGTTGAGGTGGAAATTGATTTGAGTTTGTGGTCAGCTAATTTTGATTTGGAGGAGATGTACAAAAACTCTGATATGTATTCAGATGACTTCTATACCATTGAGTGCTATATTAAAAGTTTAATCAATGGAGAGACTGAAACAGAAGAAGAAGAAAGATTTTTTGAATACTATGAGGAAATGGAAAGAATTGAGTATCGTGGTATGCCAGACCAATCAATGAAAATAACTGCAGAAATTATTAACTAAAAATATATAATATTATGGAAACACTAGGAAGACAATTTTACGCAAGAATTTGCGATATAACAGGCGAAGGAATGAATGAAGGATATGTACTATACGATAGCGACACAATCAAACACGAAAAAGATTTAATAAAAGAATTACGAAGCAATGGAGATGAGGAATATAATAAAGCAAGTGATGAATATATACTCAAAGAAGCATACGAAAGTGAAGATTATTATTGGACTGAATGGGAATGTGAAAGCGATATGCAATATATGTTATGCGAAAAGACAGGAGAGTTGATAGATAATCCATTTTTAGATGAAATGATTAGGCAAAGGGATTTATATAGAGAAGAATTTACTAAAAGAATGAGACTAGAAAGAAAAGTAAGAGAGTTATTAAAACTAATAGAACATAATACGACATCACTTTGGTACGACAATTTAGAATGTACGACAGAGTGTATAGTGTTAGAAGATGTAAATTCTAAGGAGATGAGAAATGAGGAATACTACGAAAGAATGAAAGATGATGAATGTTATGATGATGAAGATTTAACGAATAAGGAAAAAGAAAATTATCAATTTAATGGACAAAAAGTGGTGGACACTCTTAACGAAATAGAGAAATTAATGGAAGAATAAACAATCACAATTAAGGGGGTTTAATAGCCCCCTTTCGTGTAGGT